CCTTACAGACCGCCATCGTGTCCTCCGCCGCTCGTTTAGTCAGGAAAACTTTGACGTTCTTGCCGGCGCCACGGTCGACCGAGCTAATTTCGTTGATCCTCAATCGCGTTAAAACCGTTGCCATCGGCGTTCGTCCTCGATAAAGATCGCTTCGCCAAGGCGTGGCCAGGTCAGGCTCGGCCTGGCGGGGCCGGGCCGGGCGCGGCATGGCAGGGTGCGGCTGGGCGAGGCCCGGCGGGGCGGGGCGAGGCTTGGCGGGGCAAGGCAGGGATTTTTTAATCGATATTGACGCGAAGTCCGGTGAATTAGCAGCCCGCCGGAAGGCGACGGTGCTCTTAATCCCGTCTTCACGGGCGCCCGCAAACTGAAGAAGGCCGCCAACGCTCCGGGGGGCTACTGGGGTTTTAGAGCTATGTGTTGACGGCCTTGACGCAGGAGCCTGGTGGCCCTGCGTAGCTCTATTCGAGGTTCACGCGCATTCCGGTGCCGCCGATCGATAGCTCGGGCAACTCGCCGCTCTTGATCTTTTACAGCGTCGTAGAGGCACGTGAGCAGAGTTGCCATCGGCGTTTGTCCTTGATAAAGGTCGCTTTGCCACGGCTGGGCGCGGCCTGGCGAGGCCGGGCCGGGCACGGCGCGGCCGGGCTCGGCGGGGCAAGGCGAGGTGCGGCATGGCGAGCCAAGGCCAGGCGGGGCGAGGCATGGTATGGCAAGGCAGGGATTTTTTAATCGATATTGACGCGAAGTCCGGTGCCGCCGATCGACAATTCGGGCAGTTCACCGGACTTTATTTTTTCCAGTGTTGTCGGTTCGTCGATTACCCAACCGGCAATCAGTCCTTCGCATTCTTCGCCGGCTTTATTGGTCAAGCTGAGCTTGTAGCCGGCTTTGCGGATCGCCTTCTTGTGCTCCTCGGAAATCACATAGCCGGCGATGCATCGGCCTGTGCCGACAAGCTCGTGCATTTCTCCATGTTGGCCGCCTTCGAGAAGATAATTATAAAAGGCGTTTTCTAACTCGTGCGCCGGGATCGCATCACCTTGCTTGTCGATCACCAGACGGCCACCTTCGCTGATCATCGAAGCAATTCCAAACACCATCCGGCCGGTGAGATCGTCACCGCCGTCAGCCTTGAAGATCGGCAGGTCAATTTGCCAATCCTTGGCCAGTTCTTCGTCTTCGCCGCTCAGATCGCAATATTTACAATCGATCGCCTTGGCGCCTGATAGCCAGTGCGCCGCGGCCCGATGGTGTCCGTCAGCAAGGTAGTTCTTGCCATTGGCGCGGACTACGAGCGGCTTCTTGAGATCGACCTTGTGGACTTTTCCGTCGAGCAGGGTGCGCTCCATGCTCTCGATCTTGTCCGGATCAACGCGCGGCTGTAGCGCTACCAGTGTATTGATGCCGATACGCTTATCCGGCATCGCATCCTGGTCGGTCATCGCATTCAGGAACCGCCGCATCTGCTCGGGATGCAGATGGTTCATCGCATTCGGGTCATGCGGAAAAGGCGAATAGGCGCCGCCGTCCTCATGCGGCCGCAAGTGCCGCGCTGCGCCCTGCTTGTCGACTTCGTGCAGCTTCGGTTCGTCATAGGTGAGGCCGTAGCGCTTGAGCATTTCGCGTTCGGCCTGGTGCGCGGCCTCCATATCGGCGAGCAAATCGTCCAATTCCTTGCGCACCGGCTGATCACCGACCGTCGAGATCAATGACTGGAAGTCCGCCGGCTTCTTTTTCGGTTTCTTGCCGCCGCCGGCAGATGGTTGATGAACGTCGCCAACGCCCGGCTCCTGTTTCAGGTAGGCGGCGAAGTCCGGGTCTTCGGCCATGAGCGCGAGCGCTTCAGGGGACACGGTCATGGCGAGCGGCTTGTTCATTCCCGAGACCCTTTGCAACTGGATTTTTTTTCGTATAAGCTTTCAACCCGTCGCGGCTGACAACGCGGCTCTTTGAACGCGGCACCCAACACGAACCTCCTTCGCGCTCGGTGTCGCAGCAATGTGACCCTGGAACCGCGTTCCCGGCTTGTCAGGCCGGGCGCGGAGGAGACCTTATCATGCTTATTCGTATCGAAATCACCGGCAAGACGCCACTGATGATGCACAATGAGCGGCTCGCCGATCCCGACGATCCGATCACCAAGAAAATCAAAGAATATACCGCCAAGGGATCGGACCAGACCGACGACGACAAGCGCCAAGTGTCGCTGCTCGAATGGCGCGGCGGAATTTATCTAGACAACAAGAATGAAGTTTGCGTACCGAGTGCAAACATCATCAAGTGCTTTCGCGACGCTGCGAAAGTCACGAAAAACGGCGCCAAAGTCGCGCGCGGTATCTCACCAATCTCGTTGACAAATCCGCTCCAGATCGATGGGCCTCGCGGCGTTGACGCGCTTATCAAGCAGGACAAGTATTTCGATCGCCGGCTCGTCCGGGTCAGCGGTCGCGTCAAGCGGACGCGCCCGATCTTCATGCCGTGGGCCTTCACGGTCGATTTAGAAATGCTCGAGGACGTACTAAACCTTGGAACCTTTTCGCAAATCGTCGATCTCGCTGGCCGCGCCACCGGCCTGTGCGATGCGAGAATTTTGGGCTACGGACGCTTTAGCGCAAAGGTCTCAAGGCCGAAATAAGTTTGGCTCGGCGCGGCGAGGCGCGGCGAGGCCGGGCGCGGCAAGGCGGGGCCAGGCCTGGCGAGGCCAGGCAGGGCTTGGCACGGCAAGGCAGGGACGCCCTTTTTACGGGGCGAGGCGTGGTTCGGCGGGGCAAGGCCGGGCGCGGCATGGCGTGGCGCGGCGTGGCGAGGCCAGGCAGGGCTTGGCACGGCAAGGCAGGGACGCCCTTTCACGGGGCGAGGCGTGGTTCGGCGGGGCAAGGCCAGGCGTAGCCTGGCGCGGCCCGGCAGGGCAAGGCAGGGACGCCCTTTCACAGGGCAAGGCCAGGCGAGGCGCGGCTCGGCAGGGCCTGGCTTGGCTTGGCGAGGCCTGGCGCGGCCGGGCTGGGCATGGCATGGCAAGGCAGGGAACCTTTCATAGGAGGCACAGATGCGGTTCAAACCAAAGCGACCAGACGGCAGATCATATCGGATTGTCGCGATCGAGTTCCTGAGCGACAAAGAACCCCAAACAATCGTCCCGTATGCGAAACTTGCCGAAGTTCTCGAAATCGAGTTGACGCCGCTAACGCGTATCCAGGCGATCGTCCGCTCTGCGATGAAGGGCCTGCTGCGCCTACACCGCAGGGGCCTCGAAACGGTAGCCGGCGTCGGCTATCGAGTACTTCGCGCCCCAGAACACATGTTGATCTCGGAAAATCACCGCAGCAAGGCTGATCGATCGCTCGATCGCGCAATCCAGTTTCTCGAAGGATCACGACGTGAGGAAATGTCCGAGATCGAGCGACGACTGCTTGATGGGCAAACGATTATCATGGTGGCTTTGGCAGAAAGCCATAGGCACCTAAATTCGCGGCTCACCAAGCTCGAAAAACTTTTGCACGGTGGCGAAACAATCACGCCAGACAAGTAGCTCAGCTCGGCGTGGCAAGGCTAGGCATGGCCGGGCGTGGCACGGTGCGGCCGGGCTAGGCGAGGTCGGGCTAGGCAGGGATCGTTTGTTCATTTCCAAGGCTCGGCATGGCAAGGCAGGGCACGGCGCGGCCCGGTAAGGCCAGGCCCGGCTCGGCGAGGCAGGGATTGTTTATCGATTTCCAGGGCAAGGCTCGGCTCGGCAGTGCAAAGTAGGGCCGGGCTAGGCTTGGCAATGCACGGCGCAGCTAGGCATGGCGAGGCAAGGTGGACGAGGATTTAAGCTACGGCTTGATCCTCGTCCTCATTTTCATCTGGCAATAAATCTAAATTGGTTTCGTAACGCACGGTGCAGCGGCAGCGCGGATGGATCGGCGGATCGTCTTGCGGACCTTCCTCACTCTCGAAGTCGTCTTCTAAAGCAACGCCGTCTGGATTGCGCTCGACAATACTTTGGCAAAGTATGCAAACTCGTTCATCTGTTGAAATTTCCCAATACCGCCGTACCGCCTCTTCGGGAAACACGCCGCGGTCGGCGGCCTGGCGGTAGCCGTCGCGCAAACCCTGATTGGCGGCACGCAGACTTTCCGTCCTGGCAATCGTATCACTTCTATAATCCAAAAAATTATTTGCATAATCCTCGACCATGCGGTCGATTGCGTCGGCTGACAGAAATTCGCCGCTGTCGATCGCGTCCTCGACCGCGGCGTCATATTCGATGTTGCGCAGCGCGCGGTTGAGCGCACCGCTGTCGAGGTCCTCTAATAAAGCCCTATAATTGCTGACGGCTTGGGCCTGGCGATCGGTTAGCGAGATGGTGTCGCGGATCGCTGCCGCGATCTCCTCCGGCGTATCGCCTGCGTTGACGCCGTTGGTGATCGCGGCCTCGATCACATCGCGCGCTGCGCTGTCTAGTTGCGCGATCAGATCGTCCTGTGCTTCGCGTAGCGCGGCCTGGGTTTCCTCGTCAAGCAGATCGAAGTCGAAGCCATCGCCGATCGCCTTGGCGACCCGAGGCCGATAGCGCACCCGCTTGCCGGCGCGCTTAAAGTCTCGATTGATCCGGTCGGCGCCGATGTCAGCCGCCTTGTTCCAGACTTCGCCGAGCCGCTGAAACGGCTCTTTCAGAACTTCGCCGAAGTGGCCGAGGCCAGCAGCGTCCGCTACGCCGGCCAGGTGGCCGTGACGGATCAGCCGGGCTATCTCGGCCACCGGCACCCGATTGCGCAGGTGCCGAAACGCTTCTCGCAAATCCTTGGCCAGATGGCGCTCGTTGGCCTGCGCCAGCATGCGGACCGGTTCGCGCGGGTCCTGGTAGTCGCGCTCACGAAGCGAGCGACGAGCGCGCGGCGGCACGGTGTTTGCTCATTGGGACCACCGTGCCACCGGCCCCGCGGATAGCGCGCCGCCGCATCGAGGCCAGCACGATCTTTTCTAGCTTGTCGCGTGGCGATCCAGGCGGCGGCCCGATCGGCTGACCCGGCTGGGGTGGCTTGCCGGGCTGCGGCGCCGGCTGATTGTCCTGGATTTCCATCGTGGCGCCAGGCCCGACGATCGCGTGTGCTTCGCTGTTGTCGTCGCTGATATCCGGCCAGCCGGCGGCATCGGCGAGATATTCCTCAAGCACGGGGTTCGGAAACAGCGGCATGCCGGCCTGGGCAAGCCGCATTACAAAATTCGACAGCACATCGAGATCAAGCCGCTGCGGCATATCCGGCGCATAAGTCGGCAGTTCGTCGGGATCGAGCCCGTTGACGGCGCCGAGCCGAGGAATGGCGTAGCGGTTCATGACCTCGCTGCCGGCGACCAGAAAGCCCTCCAATGAGTTGAAAAACATATCCGTTTTGTTCTGTGACAATGCTTGCGTGCCACGGCTTTCGTGGCCGAGCTGCAAGAAATCGGCCATCACCGAAGCCAGCATATTGACGTTGTAGCGCGTGATCGTCTTGTCGGCGTCGACGGTCGTGCGACCGTGTTGCGGCGTCACGAGCTGGAAATCGTACATTTTCTGGGTCGTGCCTTCCCAGAGGTCGGCCGGCAGGACAAGGCCCATCTGCTCGTCGACCCGAACGTTGGTCGTCATATTCTTGAAGGCTTGCAGTTTCATCGCAGCATTGGCGTCGCCGGCGGCGGCGGCTTCCATGATCTGGTTCGGAATATACATGGTCGGAATTCCGCCCATGCGCTCGTAAACGATCGCTTCCATTTCTTCCAACCGCTTGGCCATGTACCAACTGCGATAAGCGCTCCGCAGAATTGACCGGCCTTCCGGATTGTTCTTGTAGGTCGCAGGCCGGAAAATCAGCAGCTTCTCGATCGGAATGTCGATCAGCGGCCCTTGCCACGGCTGCTGCGTCAAGCCTTCAATGGCGCCGTCGTCGCCGAAGAACCACTTGATGATCGTGTCCTGGCCGCGCAGCGCGATCTTGCGCCAGCGGATCAAGCCGTCGTCAAATTTGCTGGTCGGCATCAACTTGCCGGGCCGCTGCGGATCGGGTGGCGGATCGCGGCCGAGGCTGCGCTTGTAGACGACCTCCATCGGGGCGAAGCCATAGCCGAGCATTGATTGCATTTCGATGATGAATTCGGGCCACGTGTGGCTCATGTCATCGCGACAGGTATCGAAAAACTCGGCGATCGCCGCGGCGCGTGGACTATCATTCGCCGGATCGACGCGCCACTCGATGCGCCGCATCGTAGCGTTGATCGCGAACATCAGCGCGCCGATCACGCTGCTGTTGTCCTGCATTTCGCGGTAGACACGCGCCGCCTGGCGGCCCTGGAGCTGCGGCAGGAACTCCTCGCGGACCCAGCCCGACCATTGGCGAAGACCGGACGAGCCGAGATCGCTGAACGCCATCCCAATATTGAATTGCGGTGGCCGCAGTGCGCCCGAGCTGTCCGGGTGCCACTCGCCGCCGCCAGGCCGCGTTGTCGATACCATCGAGCCGCGGCGGCGTTCCATGATCGAGGGCACCGGCGGCGCGGGATAATCCTGCGGCTGGGTCACGCCGCCGAGGCCGCGAAAGCTGATTTTCTGCACGATGTCATACGGGGCTGCGGCCATTACATCAGCCTCCGGTCGGGCTCGATCGGCACCATGCTGTCGCGCTGGCCGCCGACGAAAATCATCGGCCCCTGGATGACAACATGCTGTGCCTCACCGAACGCGTAGATCACCGCCTCGCCTTCGTCCGGCGAACGGCCTATGCGTTCTTTAATTTCATCTTTAGCCTCAATTTTTATTCCTTTCGCAACCATCTCATATCGCGGTGCCGTCAGGTCGGCGAGCAGGGATCGCCCTGGCGGCAGCTCGATGTCCTGGCCGCTCGCGGGATCGAGCGCCTCGCGCAGCCGCCAAATCCATTCGGCGCGCTTGTTGAAAAATCCGAGCTTGCCGGTCTTAGCGAAAGCGCCGCTTTTAGCACCGGCAAACATTGCAATGACGTTGACGCCGAACATGCGACCGAGGTCGACCGGCGAACTGCCGACGCCGACCGCATCAATCTTAATCTTGGTTGTTTTCGAGCAGCCAGGCCCCAGCAAGTCGAGTATATCGCGGATAACCGCTTTGCCATCCGGCGTCGTCTTTCCTGGCCGGACAAGCAGCTCATCGATGTATTCATTGCAGCGCGCGGCATAGACCGTCTTATCAATCCCGCCGCGCGCCACATCGACCCCAATATCGGTCAGCTCGCGGACGACGCGCTCGCGCGGCCGCTTCATCCAGCGCTTTTGCGCCGCTTCCACCCAAGCCGTCGGAATGACCTGCCACGGATGGTCGAGCTGCGCGATATCGAACGCGCCCTTGAGGTACAGCGAGCGCAGCGGTTCCGGAAACGCTTGCAGCGTCTTCTTGTAGCCGCGCGCCAGCAGGATCGGATTATCTTCTACGGTGGCGCGAATGAACGTCCGGCTTTCCGGCTCGATCAGCTCTTCGGCACCGTCTTCGCGCCACCAGAACGGAAGGCCGTTGCGGACTTCGACTTCTTTGCCGTCGAGCATGGCAAACCAGCGCAGCTCGCCGTTCGCGGCCGGTCGCGGATGCCGCTTGTCGAGCCAGGGGCCGAAATACCGGATGACCCAGTCGCCCTCCGCGCTAGTCGGCGGATTGAAGCCGGCTATCACGCGGCAGCGCTGGTTCGGCTTCGTCGTTCGGTTCCAGCCCTTGAGGTAGCGGAACTGGTATTCGGTGAAGTGCGTCAGCTCATCGAAGCCTTTCAAGTCGTGGGGACGACCTTGAAATTTCTGCACATCAGTCTCTTTTTCGACGCCTCCGAATTCGATACGTCGTCCGTCATTGAGCTTCCACACCGGATGAGGCGAAGCTTTGAACCGTCCGAAGCCGGTGAACATCTCCATGCTGCGATCGATAAGCCCAGGAAGCTGAGCCAGCTCGCGGCGAAATATAATTGAGCGGTGATGGCGAGTGTGAGCGGCTCCAAGAAGCAAATCACTTTTGCCTCCGCCAGCGGCTCCGCCGATGCCAGTGACATCAGCCGCGCTCTCCAGAGCCATTTGCTGCGGACTTGCCGGAAACGGCTCCCAGGCTACTTGCGCCGTCAGCAGGGCGTCCAGCTCGGCGCGCTCGCGCGGCGTCAAGTATGCCAGCAACTCGCTCAACTCTTTCGCGCTCATTGAGGCCGGCGGTGTTGTATTCGATGCCGTCATCGGCCGGAACCTCTCCGCGATCGATCTGGCCTGGGCCGCCGTCGCGCCAACCCAAGCGCGTCTTGCACAGGAACATCAATAGCATGGCGTTCGGCGGCTTCTCGGCTTTCGTCAGCCGGCCTTCGGCATCGTACTGCGCAGCATGACCAAACGCCGCGATCATCGTCGACTTGCCGATTGCTTGCTGCGCCTCGCTGTCGCCTTTCAGCAGCTCGACCATGTAATGCTTGCGCAGCGTATTGACCGACACGCCGATATCGACCGCGATCGCGCGTTGCGTCACGCCGTAGCGTGCCATCAGAAACACGCGTTGCCTACTTAGATCGGTCGGCTCATGCAGCTCGCCGCTGCTGCCGCGGTCTTCGGTCCCGCCGACCACTGTCAATACGCTGTCATTCATTGGCGCACATAAATCATGTTTCCCGCAACGAGACCTGAAGCAGATTGCAACAGGCAAACATCATTGCCAACAATCGTCGTGAAGCCTATCGATGCCGCGCCACTACCGAGCGTAAAAGTGCCATTGGCTTGGCTCGCCGGCCCGGTCGCGCCAGGGCCACCCATGATGATCAACTGGTTGGTTCCGCACGCGGTCCCGGTGCCTTCTACAATCGAAAGGTTCTGGGCGCCGGCAGTACCGAGAAACACGAAGCACAGATAAGTCTTAGTGGAAGGCTGTCCGGGAATTATCACCGCCGAAGCAGTCTCCGAGATTGGCGCATTCTGCTTGACGCCCGAGCTGCATGGTTCAGCGAGCGACTGCGCTTGCGCGCTCGCACTCATTGCAGCGCACATGATCAGCACCGACATCAGCGTTAGCAGTTTTTCAATCATTGCCGGCGATCCTATGCGCTTGGTTCAAACCAGGAGTTGATGACCATGCGTAGCGTAACAATGGAAATCCGGGAGCCGGGCGACCAGGATTGGATGCCCGTTGCCAGAGTGCAAATCCTTCAAGAGCCGGGCGGGCTCGATGCCGCCTACCGCATTCTGCGGGCCATGCGCGAGCGCTGGCAAAGGTGTGGCTTCATTCGGCACGACGCAGAATTCCGCTATTTGGTGCAAGAATACGGCACCGGCGGCTAAGTTCTTCGCAAGTAACTTGCGCACTAAGCTCTTGCAACACCGGTGTAAGGACTTAGGACTTGCGTATAGGGAAAAAGGAAAGGACAACTATGACGAACGAAATTGAGATCAGCTTGAACGCCGAGATCAGCGAGGCAGTCGCCACCGCTCGCTACTTCGTCGCCACGATATGGCACGGCTACGCCTATCACGCCCACCCGCTGCGGACGCTCATTTACGCCCGCGCCGTCGCCAAGATACTGCCGGCCTTCCTCGGCTCGCAGCGCAAGGCCATGGTCTATGCGGTGATCGATGAGCACGGCGTTGAGCGCGGCGTACTGGTGCCGGACGATTGGAAAGCGTGAGATTGCAGCCCAGGCCCGCCCTATGCGGACGGGCCCGAACGGCAACCTCGCCGCGGCGGCACCCCGCCGATATCAGAAAGGACAAATCCTATGACCAACCATGACCCTAAACTGCTCGCATCGGTCACCGCCAAGCCTGCAAAGCTCGGCAAGCTTTCCAAGCTCGCCGTCACAATCACCGAGCGCAATACCATACCGCCGCCGCTGCCCAAGCCCGAGCTGAACGCGGCCAGCCAGGCGTCGCTTGATCGCGCGCTCGCCGGGATCGACGGCGAGGTCAAGGCGGCCAATGAGCGGATCGCGAAGGCGGCCGAGGCTGAACACTTGGCCAAGATGGTCGCGGTCACCGCCGAGGTCGAGACCAGCCGGGACGCGCTCGCCAAGGCGCACGATCAGATGGCCAAAGACGGCTGCCCGGCAACCGCGCTGCGCAAGCCCGGTCAGAAGCCCAAGGCACCGCCCTTGGCCAAAGGTGCCGCTCTCCCGCGCTCAGCGCCTGGCCGCGACCTGGCAGTCCCGGCGGCCAAGCCGCAGCCGCCCAAGACTCCGCAAACCCGCAAGGAGCAGGAAGCCATGGCAAAGAAAATGGGTCTCGCCCTCGATACCAAGCCGGTGCCCAAGCCCGGCCAGCGCGAGCGCGCCCGCTACGATTGGAACGGCCACGAGGCCGCCGCCAAGAAGGGCACCATGCCGCCCAAGCTCGACTTCTCGGCCGACACCCACACCCGGTTCCGACCGACGCTCGCCGAGATCGAGGCGGCCGCCAAGGCGAGCGACGTCAAGGCCCTCAAGGCGATCAAGATCAATCCGGTATCCAGCTCGCCCAAGGCCATGATCAGGTGGCGGGATATGTGCGTCGCGGCACTTGGCGCCAAGGCCAAGCGCTGATAAATTCCACTCGCTAATCCTTGCACTGACTTAGGGCGGCTTCGGCCGCCCTTTTCCTTTTTCAAGACATAACATTCCAAAACAATGCTTTCCCCTTGGCCTCGCGCTGGCATTGCTCCCACGCCTTGCGGTCATAGTTCGGGCAGCTCGGGAACGGCGCGCTCGCTTTGGTCTCTTGCTCAAACGCGAGGGGGCACGCGTGCAGGATCACGTTGGGTCCGAACTCCTGGGCGCTGTGCCGGCTGGCGAGGCCCACCGTGACAGCGTGCACGGCGGCCTCAGGAAACGCGCGCGCTAGGCAGCGCGCCAGCATGCCCGATCCGGCGGCGCACCATACCTCGTCAAAGCCGCCGTCAACCTCGTGCATGGCCTCTACGAACGGGTCTTCGGCGGCAGGCAGATCGAAGCCCAGCGGCAGGAACAACGCACCGGCGGCCTCGGCATAGGCGCGCGCCTTGGCCTGGACGTTCGACATATATCCGGGATCGACGAATACGAGCTTGGCACCGTTGGCCCTGGCCGCGATCTGCCGGGCATGAAGGGCGGCCCGCTTGGCGTAGTAGAGCGTCACCCGGAAGCCTTGCTTGCGGCCAATCACTGAGAGCGCGAGCGGGGCACCGCCGCAGAATGGCCCACCGAATACCACCTCGTCGGCACCCTTGACCAGAAACGGCAGGAAGCGGGTCTTGCTGCCTCCCTCCAGCAGATCGTCGCGGACCACCGAGACCCGGGCGAAGCGGGTCTTCATGACCTGCAAGAGCGGCTTCATGCGGCGTGGGCGACTTGCTTCGTGGCCGCTGCCGCGGCGCCGATCGCCTGGCGCAGCTCGGCGTTGGCGTGACAATCGATCACCAGGTGGATGCGGTCGAGCGCGGGATCGGTGTTGGTCACCGCATGCGGCTTGCGCTGATCGAGATAGAACATCGAGCGTTCTGGAAAGCGGCACGCCAGGCGCTCGCCGCGCGCTGTCCAGCCGAAGAATGTGACCGCGGGGCTGGTGCGGATCGGCACGTGGAGCCTCGTGACCATGCCGTCCGCGACGCCGGCCTCGCGGTCGGTGATATCGGCGTGCCGCGACAGCTCGCCGTCCCGCGAGCGCAGCCGCATGAAGCGTACGCGATCAAGCCGCAATCCTAACCGCTTGACTGCCCGCATGGTGGCCGGAAAGGCCGGGGCGACCTTCGTATCACGCACAGTAGCCTTGAGCAGGTTCGGATTTTCCTCTTTCCAGGACTTGCTCATTTCGGCCGGCTTGATGATGAACGTAGGATCGTCGCTATAGCCGTGCAGTGCAAACGCGGTCCAGCTCTTGCGCTTGTTGTAATCGCTATAGTGCTGGGCGAACAACTCATGCGCCTTTGCCAGCTCGGCGGTGATCGCAGCGTGCTCGTCGACGGCCAGGAAATCGCGGTCGAGCTGGATCAGCGTAGCGGCCTCGGCGTTGTCGAGCGGCCCGAGCGGCGGCGCGCAGTTGGTACAATAGACGCCCTTGATCTCGCTGCCGGCGCTGACCTTGGTGGTGCAATAGACCAACCCGGCGGCAAGCGCCGCTTGCTTGGTGATGCTGTCTTCCTCGAATATCTCGGCAAACACCGGCGCACCCTGCGCGCGCTCGATCAGCGTGGCGAGCACCTTGAGGCCGCTTTGCGGATCGAGCGCAGCGGCAGCCTTGATTACCACCCCGCCGGCCGGCACCATATAGGGCCGCTGGGCGAAATCATGCTGCTCGCTGGCGACCTTGCTCTGATTGAATAGCGCCACCGCGGTTGGTGGGTTGCCGGTCCATATGGCGCGGTTCTTGGCTAAGGCCTCGGCCACGTCGCGTTCCTTGGTCAAGCCAAAGGCGCCAAAGACCAGCGCCTTATGGCGCGCTTTGAACGGCGCAGCAAACGCCTTGAGTCGGTCCAGCTCGATGCCTTGCTGCCAATCAGCCATGCCCGTCATATCGCACCCCCCGCCACCAAAACGCCGTCGGTGGGCGCCCCAGCGCCATTGGCGCCCAGCTCGCCGAACTCGGCCTCGCCGACGGCTTGCGTCGCCTTGACCGGATCGCCCTTGACGAAGACGAGCACGTTCTGGTGCGTCTTGCCGAGCTTGCGGCTGGCGGTGAATTGCTTGGCGACGCGGATCGGCAGCGAGCCGATCGCGGTCAGCAGCACTGCTTCATTATAAAGCGCCAGGCCGCCCTCGCGGAAGGCGTCCACGGTCAGCGCCGGCAAGCCGTAATAGAGGCCGCGGCCGTCGCGCGCGTCGCCGATCACGAAGCAGGCGAAGCGATCCGGCTGCAACAGCGCGCAGGCTTTGACGATGATTTCGACATAAGCCTCACGGAAATCCTCGTGCCGCATAGCCGAGAGGTCGCGCGGATCGTCGCTATAGACCTCAAGATCGGCGTAGGGCGGGCAGGAGAACACCAGGTCCGCCTTGGCGCCCATGGCGAGCTTGTCGAGCTGGCGGCTGTCGCCGCAGAGCCAGCGCGGCGTCGGGAAACCATTGCAGAGCGCGCGCGCCTGAACCTCGTTGGCCGCGACCTGGCGCTCGCTAAGATCGACTCCGAGATAACCGCGGCTCAGGCGGCTTGCCACGATACCGCGGACGCTGCCGCCAGCAAACGGGTCGAGCACCAGGCCCTCTTTCGGGCAAAACCAGCGGTAAACCAGCTCGCACAGCACCGGGTCGAAGATCGAGGTGCCGGAATGGCCGGCTTCGGGTTCGCCTTCCTCGGCGGCCTTGACCCACCCGTTTTGAGCTTGCAGCTTGGCGCGGTTTTCAGCCATGGCGATACTTCTAGCGACCACAGGGTTGGTGTCTGGGTTCATTCCGCCTCGCTGGCCGCCTGGAATAGCGTTGGCACGCAGCTTGGCGCGGCTTGCAGCGAGTTTCTCGTTCATGGATTTCCAGCCGCCGCCGCCGCCGCTCGGCTCGGCGTTGGCTTTGCGCTTTACCGCCATCAGACTTCGCCTCCGAGCGCCGGCCGTTGACTGGCCTGAGACTGCGCGGCCGTTCTAGTCTGCGGCGAACGGCCGTGCCGACCCGGTTGGGCGTTGAAGCGCTCGTTATAGGCCTGGCCGTCGAGCGCCACGCTATCGGAAAACTTGAGCAGGTTCTCGCCGCGGCCCAGCTCCGACTGTATCCCGAGTGCGATCCATGCGCGCTTGCGGTCTTGCCACCAACCTTCGCGGGCGTTGAGCACTGAAAACGGCGGCACCCCGAAGCGCTCGGCTAGGGTCTTGGCAACGTCAATCGGCGCCTGATTTCCGTTGTCACCATCCCCAGGCAAGCCGGTCATGAACTCGACCAGCTCGATCTCGCCAAAGCCGGCCAACGACAGGTCGTAGCCTAATTCTCCGAGATCGCCCAGCTCGACCTTGAGCAGATCGTGGTCCCATTCTCCGAGGCGAGCGTACTGATTGTCCGCAATGACGTAGGCGCGCTTGCGCGCTTCCGGCCAACCCTTGGCGACCAGGCAAGGCACGATCTTGATCCCGAGCTGCATCGCCGCCATGACCCGCCCGTGGCCGGCAATGATGCCGCCGTCTTCGTCGACCAGCACCGGCATGGTCCAACCAAATTCGCGCAGCGATCGCTTGAGCAGCTCGATCTGCGCCGGCGGGTGCGTCATCGGATTGCCCGCATACGGGATCAGGCTCTCGATGCTGCGCCGCTCCGGATTGTCGGCCGGCCATGCCGACATCTGTTGATCGCTCACCATTAGGCGGCCTCTCTGATACCTAGCTCAATCTCCAGCTCAGCGACCCCATCCACTGAGGCCGGCGCTATGTCGCTCGCGCCCGGCGATTCTCTTTTAGTTGAAACGCCTTGTGACGATGTATAGCGTGACGCTCCCCTGCATCAACTGTTGCATATTTCCTCCGATGGCCGTAAAACTCGCATATAACTGATCATTACCTGCCCATGTACCCGTGAAACCATCAAAGCCGCAGAAGCCGCTGGCGCTGCTAAAACTACCATCGAGACTAGTGCCCATCTCAGATTTCTTTAGACCCTTTTGAGTAGTTGCCGCTTTGACAGAGAACGGTAGCAGGATATCCGGAGTACCACCGCCGCCGTAGTTGACAGCAGACCCTATATACATCTGTACATCTGTAAGGGTACCGCCGCTGAACACCTGCGTCACATCAGCTATGACACTCACAACCTTGGTACGGGGTGCGAGCCTTACGAAATTTATCTGTACCACTGAGGAAGCCTGCCAAATATGCGTATATGGTATCGTGACAGTCAGGCAGCCGTCAGACATAAGACCGTTTGACACATTTATAAATGCAGCATCCGCGTTGAAGGTGTCATGCGCTGTCGTCAATGATTGAAAGTATCCAACCGATGCTGGGAACTTCCAGCGGTCTCCATAATCGTTGAGCTGCTGGACCTGCCATTTCGTATGCACTCCAGGAAACCCGGTAGTTGTGTACGCATTTCCCGATCCATCAAAGAATACGGGTGTGTCGGGCCCTGCGTATTGGAAATAGTTGCCGATCGATGTTATGCCGGACTGCGTGAATGGACCCG